CGCGGGTGGCGCATCATCAAACGCCGTCAGTCGCGCCAGATCGACGCCGTGGTCGCTATTGCGATGGCGTTGTCGGGTGCTACGGCGGATGTGGGGTACCTCAATCACCCCGTCTACAACGAAGAGAACCATTCACGTTCACTGGTGGGGGTGCCGTAGTGTATCACTTAGTCTCGCAAGAGCGCAACGGGCAGATAGAGGTCGTTTACCACCTTGAGGAAGAGGACCGGCAACAAAACCGCACGGACGGCGAGATCTTCCGCTATGAGCTCTCCCGCATTGTCATCGGCCTGGGCATAGAGGAGGGGACCGCCTTTGTGGTGGTGGTGGGCGAACGCACCTACTGGCACCCCGATGGCAAGCGGCGTCCCGAACGACTCTATGTGGTACTCGATGAGGCGGAACCGCGCACACCGGCGGACCTCTTTGATAAGGCGGTGGAGTTCAAGGACCGATACCTCGCCCATATGACCTATATGCCCGCCGAACCGGTGGGGCTGGTCGATGCGGCCCGCCGCCATGAAGGACTGACCTATTACCAGTTCACCGATAGTTTCGTCAACCGCGAACGGTGGCCCACCTACGTCTCCTACGACACCCGCAGTGGACTGACGGACGTACGCGTCCCCGGTGCCGCCACCCTCCACGGGGACTTGGAACTGTTGCTCTCCACCACCGTCCTCGATCCCGCCACCAACAAAGCCTTGACGGACCGGCCAGGGCCTATGGGCCGTCCGATACAGAAACTCCTGTTCCCCAATGATTTCCCCACCGCCCGCACCCGCACCGCTGTACGGCAGGGACTCCTTCCGCTCTGCCGCCCCCTATGGTGCGCGGTGATGGGCCTGGATCGATCTACGCCGCGCCGTCAAAAAGACGCGGATGCGAACAAAGAGAAACTAAGCGGAGACCCTGTAACAGGATACTGATGATGACACTGCAAGACCTGTATAAGCGATTGGATTGGACGGCGGTGGATGCGGGCCATACGGAGTGGGAGAGTTCTCACGATGAGGCGATACGCATTGACCGCGAGGCCCTGCGTCAGCACCGCCTCGAACGACTCCACTATGCTATCGCCGCGTTGAACGGGTCGGAGGATATGCGCCACTGGTGGATGCTGCCCACGGTCATACGGCAACAGGTGGCCGACAACTATTCGCAGATGGGCCTGATCGATGCAACGAAGTAGCGTCAGGGAAGATCAGTTGCGGCGGGTCTGTAAGATGTATTCGACCAACAAAGACGCGGCAGAGGCGTTGGGCATATCAAAAGGCTGGCTGTACAAGCTATGCAAGAAATATGGCGTAATTCGTCCGGTGACGAGCAAATACCCGGAAAACTTTAAGAAGAATGTCCCTTGACAAGTACTCGGAGAGACCCCGTAGGTCGATATTATGGCGGCACCTCAATTCATCCGGTTTTCTAAATGGGCAAGTCATTAAGAGAAGAAATGGAAGAATATACTCGTAGGTCTTCCCCTGAGTATGTGAAGACTACGTTGGATACGATGAATGCCCTGACATGGCCGTCCAATCAAACGTCAAGCGGAAGAAGGGACAGGCACGAGTTAGCCCAGGGACGCTTGCGTGGTATGGAAAGAATGGGACCAGAGTGGATAAAGGTCTTGACGAAAGCACAATCGCTCGAAGACGAGTGGTACGACCAATATATGAATGATGAGGATGCACCATATTGGAAAGTTGGTAACGAGGGCATTTTGGAGTCCCAGGCAAGTGCGTTCCAACATGCCGATTCAACGGCAGCGGCAAATCGAACAACGACAGCTAACCCAGACTCCACTAGTTCATATCGCATCCCTAAGTCTAATCTTGGCGGGGGTATGCAACAGGCGATTCAGCAAAACGGTGTAGTCTGGATCGGTGGTCAGCAGTGGATAGAAGATCCATCGGACCCAGAGACCCTTATTCCATTGAACAACGAATAATGAAACTGGAATATTAAATGGCGGCACCTCAATTCGCATCACCCGAACCCATCCGGTTCTCTGAAGAGGATAAGGAGTCAATCCTTGCCCTTGTTGGTGACCTGTATGATGACGGTATACAAGGTCGGCAAGAGTGGGAAGGTTCCCATGAGCTCTACGACCAGATGTTCCGGGGTAAGACCGAACCACGGCAGGGTCCGTGGGAAGGGTCATCGGACCTCCACGTCCAGATGCCCTACTGGTTGGTGGACAGTGTCAATGTGCGCCTCACGGCGGGCGTCTACAACCAAAACCCCCTCGTCGGTGGCATCGCGGAAGAGGACAACGACCAAGAGACCTTCCAGAAGGCGGCGAACCTGGTAGAGTGGGACTTGCAAGCCAAGCGGATGAATGCCCGCGCACTATGGAACAGGGCGTCTAAGATACGCCTCATCCACGGGTGCAGCGTGTCGCTCTTGTCGTATGCGGCGGATACCTACAAATACCGCACCAAGGACATCGTCCCAGAGGTCATCGAGGACGAAGACGGCGTAGCGCGTCTGGTCGATAGTGAGCAGATACGCGAAGAGGAAGGCGTCTTATACGATGGGCCGGTGATGACGCCGCTGGAGTGGGACGATTTCGTAGTGCCCACCTCCGCGATGAACACCCAGCCGAACCGCCCCTCCAACCCCGGTGGGGCCGATTGGGTCATCGTAAGGCAATGGGAACCCCTCTCGCTCCTGTTCAAGAAGGCTGAATCGGCGTATGTGGAAATAGACGGCGAAGAAGGGGAACGCGACTTCTGGATCAACGCGGCCCCATCGCAAGATAGATCCAACACCGCAGGGACGGGGCAGAACAACCGCCGCGTACGGCATCAAGATCAACGGGATGGGCTCAACCGATCCGCGCAGTCCCACGATAAAGCCTCGGCGCGTCCCAACCCCGAATTTGAAATACTGACCTACTTTGGTCCCTACCCCGATCCCGATACCGGCGATGACGAGGAAATGGTCGTGTTCATATCGCGGTCCCCGAAGATGGTGTTAGGGGCTTTTCGGTTGTCGGACCTGTATTTTCGTGGTCACCGCCCCTTGCTGGAAATGCATTACCAGACGGTCTCCACCCGCTTCTACTCCATGGGCATCATGGAGATCGTCAAGCACCTGTCGGCGGAGCTCGACACCATCCACAACATGCGATTGGATGTCGGTTTCGCTACCAACTTGCCCTTCTTCTTCTACCGCGCCTCTGCGGCCTTTGACCCCGATGAGGTCGAACTAAGACCCCTCAAGGGTATCCCCGTGGATAACATCGGGGATGTGCAGTTCGCGCAGATGTCGAACGTGACCTCCTTCTACGCGCAAGAAGAGCAGATGCTCTACACCCTCGTAGAGCGGGTGGTGGGCGTCACCGATCTGTTCCTTGGCATATCGCCTACGCGGGGTGCAGCGGCACGTCATGCCACCGGCTTCGTTGGTACCCAACAGGAGGCACTGGCGCGAACGAGTGAGATCCTCAACCAAGATGCGGACAGTTTCTCTTTCCTTTGTCGGTTTATCTACGATCTCGAAATGCAATACGGACCGGAGGAGCGCGTCTTCCGCTTGCAGGGGGAGTCAGGACCGCAGACGATGGACTTGAACCGCGATGCCCTATGGATGCAGGGCGAATATGACTTCCGGTTGGGTGCCAACCAAGGGTCGTACTCGGCCCAGGTGCAACAGCAACAGGCACAGGCCATGCTCCAGATGGCGGCGGCATCGCCGCTGGTCAATCAAGATCCGGGCCGACGGTGGGAGATCGAGGCATACTACCTCCGCTCTATCGGCATACGCGACCCAGAGACCTACATCGGTCCCAAGACCGCCGTGGCACAGACCAACCCCAAGAGCCAGGACGAAGAGAATGGCGAAATGGCGCAGTTCCTCTTTGGGCTCGACAAGCCCGCGCCGGTCCATCCCTCCGACAACGATGGCGAACACCTGACGGTATTAATGGAGTTTCTGGCCTCTTCCGAATACAACGCCTTGGGCCGTCCTAATGAAGAAGGGTACATGAACCACTTCGCCCAGCATCAACGACAGATACAGCAGAAGCAGATGCAAGCGCAGATGCAGCAGCAGATGGCGATGGGGCAAGAGGCGGGTGGTCAGCAGGGTCAGCAGGGCCAGCAGGGACAACCGGGACAACAGGGCGGTGGTCCCGCCCCCGGTGGACAGGACCGCATGATGGCGCAGATGATGAAGCAAGGGGGCAACATCCCAGGGATAGCAGCCGACAAGCAACCGCAATCGTCCATACCCAACCCACCC